CAATCTAGCGGTGCGGCAATCAATATAACAAACGGCAGTAGCAGAAACCTTGCACAGTTTAACACTTCGACTGGCACAGCAACTTTGTTTCACGATAACGGCACTTCTTCATCTGCTAAACTCTCCACTACCGCCGCTGGCGTAAATGTTACTGGCACAGTAGCGGCAACGTCTTATACGGGTGATGGCTCTGCCCTAACAGGCATTGCGTCTGATGTAGTAAACGACACTACCCCGCAGCTTGGCGGCAACCTAGACACCAATGGCAACGACATTACCTTCGGCGACAACGACAAGGCCGTCTTCGGTGGGGAATTGCAGATTTATTCTGATGCAACTCACGCTAGGATTGTTGAAAATGGAACTGGTCAGTTAAAGATACAGGGCAACAATATGCAGTTGCTTACGTCTGATGGCGTATCCACATATTTAGAAGGCAATGCGTCAACCAGCGCAGTCACACTATATCACGCATCTAATTCGCCTCGTCTCGCCACCACCGCCACAGGCGTGGATGTCACTGGCACTGTGACGGCTGATGGGCTGACTGTTTCACCTAGTTCTGGTGCGGCTATAGGAACAGTTGAGGCTATAGCTGGACAAAGCGCATATGTTTCCATTAGGGGAAACAACACCACATTTTTAACTGACTCATTTGATATCAGCCAGTTGTCAAATGGTGCTGCCGAAGTGATGCAAAGAGCCAATTATCCATTGGTTATTGGAACTAACAACGCAGAACGTATGCGCATCGACAGCAGCGGCAACGTGGGGATTGGTAGTCCAACCCCTTCATTTCGGCTTGCAGTAGAAGATGGTACCGCCGCAACACGAGTCAATGTAAGAAACAACGCTAATGCAGCGGCTGGTTCCGGCATTTTCTTTGAGGTTTTAAATGGTGGTAGCACTGTTGGAAATGGAACTATTGCCACTCAAGGCAATGGCGATATGGCGTTTTTTACCGGAACATCTTCTGGCGCAGAACGCCTCCGAATAGACAGTTCAGGCCGTGTGACGATGCCATATCAGCCAATGTCCTCTCATTCTACTGCTGTAGGCAGTACCGCTGACCAAGTGCTTCCTGCAAGTTCAGTACAAGTAAATAACGGCGGTCATCTATCTACATCAACAAATAGCGGGCGTTTTACTGCTCCTGTTACTGGTTACTACAAGTGCATATTCACTGGTTTCACGAACTATTCGGGTGGATATGGCTATGTAAATCTAAGAAAGAACGGCGCACAGCAAGGATACTCTATCCATTGGAATCATAGTGGGTACCAAATACACACAGGCGTGTCTCTAAACCAAGTTGTGTACTGTTCGGCCAATGATTATCTCGCGTTCCATTCCTTTGGAGGAAGCTCTTGGATACAAGGTGGGACAGTTACTTTTGAACTAATAGCCTAATCGGAGTAAAAACAATGACACAAACAATACAAATCGAACTGACAGATACTCAGTTCAAAGGACTGGAATACGCTGCATTGTCTCCGCAAGAGTGGGCTGAGAACGCAGTGACTGAACGCGCAAGGATTGCCAATGACGAAATCGTGCAGCTAACAGTCCAACACTGCCTCGACAATGGCATCCAAATACCAGCGACAAGAGAAGCTATAGTTGCTTTTGCCTTTGACAATGATGTCGTGAAGACAGCAGCAGTGCGACAAGCAGAGGCTGAAGCTGCTGCAATGGCTCCGGTTGAAGAGGAATAGTAGATGACTAGGGCAAGAGAATTAGCGAATTCCGCTGATAAGGACTTTGCAGGAACCGTTACGGTAGATAATATTGTTGTAGATACGGACTTACAGTTTGCAACAGGTGCTACTGTAACGACTATTCTGGATGAAGACAACATGGGAAGTGATAGTGCTGCGGCGCTATCCACCCAACAAGCTATTAAGGCATACGTAGATACTCAAGTAGCTACAGTGCCTACGGGTGACATCACCGAGGTTACTGCTGGTACGGGGCTTACTGGTGGTGGTACTACAGGTGCTGTTACACTTAATATTGATAGTACTGTAGCAACACTTACAGGCACCCAGACGCTTACTAATAAGTCTATTGATGCGACACAACTTACAGGTACTTTAGCTAATGCAGTATTCCCTGCTGTTTTACCAGCAGTGTCTGGAGCTAATCTTACAAACTTACCAGCAGCAGGTATTGCTGCTGTAGTTGATGATACTACTCCGCAGCTTGGCGGTAACCTTGATGTTAATGGCAATGCTATTACCGGAAGTACAGTATCTATCAATGGCGCAACTGGTGAGTTTATGATTACTGCTACCGAGAACGGTCCAGTAGCATTGCGTTATGACAACAACCTAAAGCTAACAACAAAGTCTGATGGTGTAGACATTACAGGTGAATTGCAAGCTGATAGTTTAGACATTGATGGTAATGGTGATATTACTGGAAACTTATCTGTAACAGGAACAGTAGCCGCTACTTCTTATACTGGTGACGGTTCTGCTTTAACTGGTGTTCAAGCTGGAGCGGGGTACTTTGATGGAAACAACGGTGCTGCTGGTGATACTACAAACGGCAAGGGTGATATTTTCCGTGTTCATTCACAAACTCTTACTTCAAATGTAACTATAGGTGCGACAGACAATGCTTTAGCTGTTGGACCCTTAACGGTTGATAGTAGCGTAACGCTAACTGTTAACGGAAATTTAACGGTGGTGTAAATGGCTAGTATTCTTAATGTAGATCAAATAAACAACGCGGCGGGTACGTCTGCTGTCACGCTTGACCCAAGCACAGGCAAGCCTTCGTTTCCGAATGGGATGACGCTGCCAGCGGGTGTTGGCGGTAAGATGCTTCAAGTTGTTCAAGCCACTCCGGGAACAAACGGTTACACCCAAGCTCAGAGTTATGTAAATGTTACTTCTACCTCATTCGTGGACATTTCTACGGGTGGTCATTATGTAGACATAACGCCAATATCAGCGTCTAGTAAGATACTGGTGATGGCTTCTTTCCCTACATATAACAATACTTCTTACACCTATCATAAAATGGTGAGATACACAGGCAATACGACCTACGATTTCCCAAACATTGGAAATAGCGCATATGACATTATGTCTTTGAACGGATCTAGTTGGCATCATGTAGGTTTCAATTGGATAGACACACCAAGCACTACTTCACTGATAAGATACAAAATGTTTGTGAAGGTTGCTGGCGGCTCTAGTCAAATTGGGTTTACATCCAGCGGCGGCACAAACGACAACGTTTCAAGTTACATAGTAGTGGAGATTGCACAATGAGTACGTTATACGTTGATACAATCACCGAAAAGACTGCTGGCAACGGTGTGCAGATTGCTGACCTTGTGCCAGCAGCGGGTAGTGTGGTTCAGGTTGTTCAAACTGTTTTCGATGGCACTTTTTCCACAGCTATTGGTCCTAACTTTGTTGAGGTAACAGGGCTTCGTTGTAACATCACGCCTACGTCTGCAAGTAACAAAATCCTTGTGAAATTAAACCTGAGTTGGTCAACAACTTATTTTCAATTTAGGGGTCGGTTGTTAAGAAACGGAGCAACAGTTTCTGACTCACTTGGCTCGGGTGCTGGAATCCGTACACCAGTTACATTTAACTATATACATTATGGTGGTGGCGGGAATACTTATGATATGTGGTCCGGTGGATTTGAATATTTAGACACACCTAGCACAACTAGTTCGACCCAATACAGCGTTGACATTGGAGGTTACAGCACAGGCTACACTGTTTTTGTAAACAGAAACTCAAGCTACAGTAACAGTGCAGATTATATGGGAACCCCGATTTCCACGCTTACTCTAATGGAGATTGCACAATGACAAGTATATTAAAAGTCTCCACAATCCAGACAACGGCGGGTGGCGCACCAACTGCAGCTAACTTAGGGCTGAATGTAGCTGGGAGTGTGCTAAAGGTTTCAGGTACGGCATCATCAGCAAATAATGCGTATGGTAACAATGCTGGCGAAAATCTAATTATGACTATTACCCATACCGCTGCTCAGGCAAACAGTGACTTTTTAATTAGTGCCACTGTGTTTTTCTCCGCACAAGCATCTTCTGCGGAAGAAGCTCATCTAGTCTTAAAAGATAACACGACCAAAATATTATCAGGGGCAGACAGTGGCAGTCGTATTGGAGCGTTTGCTTCTTGTGATAGTGGCTACAACTTTAACAGGTGTCAAATCCTTACAAATAGCGGGTTGTATACTAGCTCTACTCACGCCGCTGGAGATACAAAAACATTTAATCTGTACTTTTATGCCCCTGGCTCTAGCTCAAGCTACGTCATTAACAAAAGCTGGGGTGACAGTGACGGTAACTTTTTTCCCCGATTGGAAAGTCAATTTACGGTTATGGAAATCGCAGTATAAACAGGAGTAAACAAAATGGCATCAATAGCAGAAGCCCTAACTGAGTTAGGCATTACCGAATGGGTACTCCGTGGCGAACCTACCACTGAGGCCGAATTTAACGAGATGTTCCGCAAAGTCACTGGAGCAGACGCTAACGGTTCAGCGATCGAAAGCAGCAACGTAGCTGACTGGGGATGTAGCTGGGCAACCGTCAACGCAAAGCTAACCGAGCTTAATACAGCGGAGCCTTTGAAGCTGTTACGCGCCGAGCGTGACCTCTTGATTGCGGCTACCGATTGGTGGGCATTGTCTGACCTTACAATGAGCGCCGAGCGTACAGCATACCGTCAGGCATTGCGTGACATTACTGACAGCTACACCTCGCTTGACGATGTTGTGTGGCCTACTAAACCAGAATGAAACTAGAACAGTCTTCAGACCTCACCCCTGAACTACGTGTTCAATTAGAATTAAACGCCCACGAAAAAGAATGTGCAGTACGTTATGAGATGGTTCACGGTAAACTTGAGTCATTAGACAAACGTATGTGGCGTTTAGAAGCAATGATAATGGGTTCAACGGTAATAGTCGTTGGCCTTGCTGCATCCCTGTTAATGAAGTTATAAGGAGCTACAATGGAACCTATCAGTACTGCCTTAGCTGGGATTGCACTTGTTAAACAGAGTGTAGACTTTATTAAGACTCATATTAACACTGTTCAAGATATTGGACAAATAGCAAACCAGATTGACAACCTGTTCACAGGTGAAAAACAAGTACAACAAGCCAGAAACAAGAAGGCTGGTGGTGGACTTGGGGATCAATTTGGGGTAGATACTGTAGCTAAAGAAATGATAGATGCTAAACTCGCAGCAGAGAAGTTGCAGGAAGTGGCTACTATGGTTGACATGAGGTTTGGTCATGGTACTTGGAAAGGTATCTTAACTGAACGTGCTAAACGGTTACAAGAACAACGAGAAGCTGAAGCTAAGGCTAGGCGAGAGATGATACAGAAAGCCAAGGAATTTGAAGATACTATGAAAACTGTTGGGTTAGTTACGGCTATCCTAGCAGTAGCCATAGGTCTTCTTATAACAGTTATGGTTTCTATAGCAAAGGCGGCTAATTATGTTTAAAACACTAGTACTAGCTTGCAGCTTGTCTGTACCTACAGACTGTTGGGAGTTCAACGATACACGGGGCCCATACAAAACCTACGAGCAATGCAGAGAGCGTGCTTATGAAATGGGAAATGCTATTATGGAATTACAAGGTAATGATCTAGCCCCTAAAAAATTTAAATGTGTACAGTTAAAAGGACAAGAACTGTAGGAGGACACTATGCTTGAAGCACTTATAGGACCAGTCACAGGTATCCTAGATAAGTTTATACCTGATGCCGATCAAAGAGCAAAGCTTGCCCATGAGATTGCAACAATGTCGGAACGTCATGCCCAAGAACAATTAATGGCGCAGCTTGAAATTAATAAAGCTGAGGCAGCTAGTACAAGTATTTTTAAAGGTGGCTGGAGACCAGCAGTTGGTTGGGTATGTGCATCAGCCTTTGCATATCACTTTGTTCTACAGCCCATCCTGCTCTTTGTGGTAGCCTTAACAGGTACAGAGCTACCTGTACTACCCGAGTTTGATATGGGGACCCTGCTGCCTGTTCTAGGAGGTATGCTTGGTATTGGAACTTTACGTACATATGAAAAGAAAGCAGGGCTAACTAAATGAATATAGAGACCCTTAGAGAAGAACTTAAGATTGACGAGGGCTGTAAGTATGAGATCTACTTGGATCATCTTGGCCTCCCTACTTTTGGTATTGGTCACCTTATTCTCAATAGCGATCCTGAGTATGGACTACCAGTTGGAACACCAGTCTCAGAAGATAGAGTCAATGAGTGCTTCGCTAGTGATGTCGAAACAGTGTTATCGGAGTGCACACTCTTATACCCCAACTTTAGCATTCTGCCTGAGCAAGTCCAATTGATTATTGCTAATATGATGTTTAATATGGGAAGGTCTAGGCTAAGTAAGTTTAAAGGTATGAAGGCTGCTGTAGATGCTGGTGATTGGCATAGGGCTGCTGTCGAAATGGTTGATAGCCGTTGGTATCAGCAAGTAACTAACCGAGCTGATCGCCTTGTAAAAAGAATGCGAATGGTGTAGATTTGAATTAAATGTCCCCTATAAGAGGAAGGCGCATCTAACCATATAGGGGAATAAAAATATGCACAATACTGAATATACTGGACCAACTACAACCATTGCTGAAGAAATTGATAAGATGAAATACCGTCAGTCAGATGAAACATTTGATGACAAGATTAAAAGAATTGCTAAGACCCTATGTGATAATGAAGAACATCGATATAGCCTAGAAGATATTCTAGGGAATATGAGGTTTCTCCCCGCTGGTAGAGTACAGTCTGCTATTGGATCTCGTCGTATTACAACAGCGTATAACTGTTTTGTATCTGGTGAGATTGAAGATAGCATGGCTTCTATTATGGATAGAGCAGCTGAAGCCGCTGAGACTATGCGCCGAGGTGGTGGTATTGGTTACGACTTTAGTAAGATTCGCCCACGTGGTGCAAAGATTAAATCACTAGACTCACAGTCTTCCGGACCTATTTCTTTTATGGGTATCTTTGATGCTGTCTGTCAAACAATTGCATCATCAGGCCATCGACGTGGCGCACAGATGGGAGTACTACGAGTAGACCATCCAGACATTGAAGAGTTTATTCAAGCTAAGCGTAATAGCGATAAGCTAACCGGGTTTAATATTAGTGTAGGCATTACTGATGCGTTTATGGAGGCGCTAACTAATGATAGCGACGATTCTTTCACACTGTGCTTCGATGGCATCGACTACAAAACGATATCCGCAAAAGCGTTGTGGGATGAAATCATGTCGTCGACTTGGGATTGGGCAGAACCTGGTGTGCTGTTTGTTGACCGCATTACGGAGATGAACAACCTTCACTACTGTGAAGAGATTGCTGCTACTAACCCATGTGGCGAGCAGCCACTACCCGCTTATGGTGCATGCCTACTTGGTTCATTTAATCTTACTAAGTATGTTGAAGCTGACGGCTTTAACTTTACACAATTTAAAAAGGATATTCCAGAAGTTGTTAGAGCACAGGACAATATTATTGACCGAACCATCTACCCACTTAAACAACAATCAGATGAAGCAAAGAACAAGCGCCGTATGGGACTTGGCATCACTGGTTTGGCTAATGCCGGAGAACTGCTTGGAATGCCGTATGCCTCACCAGAATTTCTTGTGTGGGCAGAAAAAGTATTCGCGTGCTTGCGTGACAATTGCTACAGAGCATCTGCGCGACTAGCAGCAGAGAAAGGCGCATTCCCACTTTATCGTGAAGCTTACTTACAATCTAATTTTATTCGTACACTTCCAGCTTCTGTTAAAAAGGAGATCAGAGAACATGGTATCCGAAATAGTCACCTTACTTCTATTGCCCCTACTGGCACTATATCTATTGTGGCCGACAACATCTCAGGTGGTATTGAACCTGTATTTTCGCATTACTACGATCGTACCATTCAAACATTTGATGGGCCGATTATTGAAAGAGTAGAAGACTATGCTTATGCACGTGGTGTAAAAGGCCGCAGTGCAAATGATATTTCGGTGCAGGAGCACTTAGCTGTATTACTATTAGCACAGCATTATATTGATTCTGCATGTTCAAAAACTTGTAACGTCGGAGATGATGTCTCTTATGAAGACTTTAAAAAGGTCTATGTTGATGCCTGGAAGGGCGGGGCGAAGGGATGCACTACGTTCCGGATGTCAGGGAAACGGTTTGGAATCCTTAATACCATTGAAGAAACCGTGGAAGAAGAAGCGCAGGTACCTAGCGAAGCTGCGGAAGTGGTACAAGAAACGGGAACGGTTGAGGCTTGCTTTATCGACCCGCTCACAGGTCAAAAAGAGTGTTCTTAAAGGAGAAATAAATGGCAGGTCAAGTCGTACCGATTAATGATATAGCATCTGCAGGTGTAGTAAAGGATTTACCCGCCGCTTCTCTTGCACAAAACATTTTTACTGATTGTCTTAATGTTAGATTTAGAGATGGTGCAGTTAGAAAGATGGAAGGAGAGGAGGCGATAACAACACCTTTCTCCGATCCTATTATATACATAGCGTTTTGGGATAACCCAAACCTTAATCCTGGAACTGGTTATTATATTGTAGTAACTAACAATGGATCTACAGATACAATACACGCATTAAAGAATGACGGTGTGCAAACTACTGAAGTATTAAAGTCAGGGATTGCACAAGGCGGTGTTTGGCAACATACTTTATTTAATGGTGGTTTTACTTTTATTATTAATAATGGAATTGAAAGACCGCTGTATGCTCAAGATATTCCTGGAAATACTAACATTGCTAACTTAGATATGTATGAACTTCCAGGCTGGGATTCTTATTATGCTAATGAAGAAATATCTTCTGCTGTCTGGGATTCTGCTAATCAAACACTAGACTTTAACCTAGGGCAGCTAGTAGACTTTAGTAAACAAGAAGCGACAATTACTATTATTAATAGTGCTACTAATACAATTAGAAACTATGCTAAGTTTAGTTCGTTAGGTAGTAACTCAGACGATAAAGACGGTAATAATCAAACTACGTTTACTTGTTCTAATCAAGCCTCAACTAACACAACAATCATTACACCTAGTGTTGCTATGATACAAAGCGGTGATACTGTTGTTTGTAAAGTAAGATCTACTAATGTAGTTCGTGTACGTTGTGGTGTGATTAGAGCCTATAAGAATCTTCTTGTTGCTGGTAATCTTACAGAGTATGATAACACTAATACAGTTATTGTAAGGCGTTTGGCTGGTGTAGTAAGAACATCGGATGTTGCTGCGCCTGGAGCAGTGCCTGCTAACTGGAATCCGTTTGCTGCTGGTACTAATACAGCGGATGAGTTTACCTTATCTTCAACTGGCACTGTTCAAGACATGGCAGAGCTACAAGGTAGAATGTATATCTATACAAATAATTCTATACACTCATTAGAGCAAACAGGAAGCTCAACTATTCCTTTTTCTTTTTCTACAGTAACAGATAGTTATGGTGCTCAAACAATTGAAGCAGTTCAAGAATATGATGGTCAACACTTTGTTGTCGGGAGTAATGATGTTTATACATTTGGGGGACATCCTGGATCCATTAAATCAGTGGCTGATGGCAAAGTTCGGCGTTATCTTATTGATAACTTAAATAAAGCACAAGAACAAAAACTCTTTATTTTACGTTATCAGTCTAAAGATGAGCTATGGATTTGTTACCCTAAAGGTAGCAGCACAACAATTAATGAATGTCTTATTTGGAACTATAGGTTAAATAATTGGACTATTCGTAGAATGAATAGTACTATTACTTCAGGTGATATTGCACCTTATGATAACAACCCTAATGAAAGAGTTCCTTTGTTTGCTTACGGAACAGAGTTGATGTATGGCGATAAGACTTATTCTTTAGTAGACTCTACTGCCTATGAATCGTTTGTAGAACGTAGAAGGCTTGCTATGAGTCCTGAGTTTGATACTGAAACATTATCTACTATTGCAATGAAAGTAGAGGGAGCTAATGCTACACTAACAATGTACGTTAAAGGTAGTAATTATCCTGGAGATAATGTTAATCCAACAACAGGCATTACTAATAACTTTGTAGTGGCAAGTGATTATAAAATAGATATTAAGGAATCAGGACGATTCCTAAACTATAAGCTAACTGAAACAGCTACTAATGAATGGAATGTTTCTGGACTACAGTATGAGATCCTTAAAGGAGGAACTAGATAATGGCAATTATTCGTCCACCTATATCTGGTGATAGTCCTCAAGATTCGTGGATGAATCAAGTTACTGAGGCTATTAACAAAGGATTACTTGCGCCAAGCGTAAATCCAAGTGAAGCAGCAGTGATTAGCGTTGATAGCTTTAGTGCAGCAACTGTTTATCTTTATACAAGAACAACAACTGCAGTTGCTCCTGCTGCTATTGCTCAAGACCTTACTTATGATTATAGTCAAGCTGGCTTTACAACTTCACCTCCTTTTGGTTCGGCTAACTGGGAGACTTCTCCTCCAGGCACAGTTAACGGTGATTATCTTTGGATAACTACAGTTAATATTTCTGCTAACGTAGGACAAGAAATAATCCCAGCAGCTAGCTGGTCTACTCCTGAAATTTTTGCGGTTAATGGAAGTAGCTCCATTGTAATTGAAGCGTATCTAAGGGCAGCAAGTGCGCCATCAACACCTACTGGTGGCTCATATGATTTTGCTACAAAGACTTTAACACCACCCGCTGGTGGTTGGTCTCAAACGTTTCCTTCGGGATCAGACCCTGTTTATATTGTAACCACAATAGCAACTATATCAGGTACTACTGGCACAGACTTTAATCTTACTTGGTCTGCACCTGTTAAGATGGTAGAAGATGGTACTCCAGCTACAGAAGTAGAATCTGGTCTTGTGTATTATACTCAAGCTTCTGCAAGTAATCCTGGAACACCAACCGCTACAAGCTATAACTTTACGACAGGTGCCTTTACAGGATTAACTAGCGGATGGCAAACCAGCCCTGTCACTGTAAATATTACTAGTACTACTGCTTTATTTTGGTCATCAAGGTTTAGAGTTATTGAGCCACCAACAGGCAGTCCTACAGTAACATTTGACACGCCTATTGCATCAGTAAACTTCGGTACTAATATACAGTCTGATAATTATATAGCAGGCAGTAGTGGTTGGCAAATACAAAGAGCTAGTGGCGATGCTGAGTTTAATAATATTACCGCTAGAGGTAGCTTAACTAGTGGTAGTTTTGATGGTGTTCTTAATAACTTAAATAATACTATTAGTACTTATAGCACTGCAACAGGAGTCTTTGCTGCAAATGTATGGGGTCTTCGTGATGGATTTAGTAATAACGCAGCAAATATTTCAGCAGCTTCTTGGTCAGATTATTTAGATCCGGTTAGTAACACAGATCATGTTGTTTTAAAAGTTAGAGCAAGTACAGCAGCTATAACTGAAATTATAAGTCAACTTGGTCGAGGTCAAGAAATAACTATTACTAGAAACGCTAGTAATTATGCTGTGTTTGAAGTTTGGAGTGCAGGGTATGCGCCAGAGGATGGTAACACTGCTTATATACAACTAAGAAACTTATCAACCGTAATAGGTACTCCAGGTAACAGTGCGATTACACTAGCGGCTGATAATGTAGTAGATCCTGGAACAGAGGGTTATCTTTTCAGTGATGATGTTTCTGTTATTAACTCAGGAACACTTGATGTTAGCCACATTAGAATTAATGGTAGCATTCAAGCGAAAAATCTAGACATTGGTGTTACATTACAAAGTAAATCCGGTAATAGAGGCGGAGTAATTACTAGCTGGGCAGAATTTCTTAGGATAGAAACAGCAGATAATCCTGATTATAATACAGATGTTTCTTATGATTCACAAGTTACAGTTGTATCGGAAGCAGGTGTTGGTGATATTGTGTTTTGTAAAGTATTAGATGAAACACAGCTAGGCACAGAAGGTTCAGCTACTTATTCATCATCTCAAATAGGGTTGTCAGTTGGTAGCACAACTAGTTTTACTAATACAATTGATAGTGCAAGCATTCAGGCTAACTCACCTAACCAATCTAGTTCTTTTACAACATCAATGTCAGACTCTAATGTAAACGTAACAAGAGGTACTATTTATATTTTTTGTTATCGGGAAAGACCTGGTGGAGATACTGCAATTGGGTGTAGTGCTAGCGGAAGTATTACTGAAGTAAGGAGACCTGCATAATGCCATTGTTTATTACTATTGATAATGATAATAAAATAACTTCGCAAGGGCAAATAGATTCTCCAATGGCTCAAACCTCTACAACAATTGTAGGGATTAGACCTAATACTTATGATACACACTATGACCCAGTTACTAGCTCAACTTATGAGTCAGAAGAATCTTATGCAGCTAGACAGCTTAATAAAAGAAATGTTTATTTAGCTGCTTCAGACTATACTCAAATACCAGATGCTACCTTTCCGGGAACATTAGTAGAATGGCAAACGTATCGTCAGGCGCTAAGAGATATTACTAGCAACAGTAATTGGCCTTACTTAAATCCAGAGGATTGGCCTACAAAGCCAAGTTAAATATGATAAGAAAACTAGAGGACAATGATGTATTCGAAGCTATTACGCTAATGAATAAATCAACAGAAGACAATGAGTACTTTGGCTATAAACGAAATG